TATTTTTAATTTCTAAATCAGAGGCTACAGATTTTATTTCAGCAACGTTCTTTGTGCAATTTGCCATAGCGGTAATTTGCTCTTTGATTTCGACGATTTCTTTTTCTAAACTCATAGTATTGTTCTCCACATTTAAATTGGACTTATTGTAAGATACACCTGTTTCTTCTAAAACTTCACTTTTTTCTTCTTTTTTGTTTTGGTTTATAATTGGATTACTAAAAATTATGCTTTCTGGATTAGCTGGCTTGTCAACAAAACCCTTTCCAGAAAAAGTAATATTCCTTAATACTCTACCAATTTTATATTGTTCATGCTCTCCCAAACCTCCGTATGCTTTAAGGTATTTGGTCAAATGAGCATTCGCTTCATTTCTTTCCAGTATTGTATAAGTATTATTATTTGTATCAATTAAACCATAATCAAATCCCTTAAAAAAACATTCCATGCTAACATATTTGGTGTTGTTTTGTATTTCACTTATTAGTTTTTCAGCTCTTTCTTTTAGTTCTGGAGTGCTGTAAGACCTATAAATAACAGAAGCTGTTAATATGTGATATTTATCAGGAAGATTTTCTATTGAAGTGTTTTCATCTATCATTAGTCCTTCTTCGGTAATGGGCCAATTAGCTACTATATGACCAATAATGGTTTTTTCATCATGATCTAAATTCGTTGGTTTGTCTTCTGGTGTGGACTTGGCTACCCAAACTTCTTGTTTATCAAAAATATCATCATTTTTATTCCAATTAGAGCTGACTAATATAGATTGAGTATAATATAGATCATTATCATTGTAAGAAGCCAAGCTTTTAATGTTTTTGATTTTTGACAACGAGTTTGCACAAGGCTCTGCTTCACAAGCATAAGAAAATGATGCAGAAGACCTGATCGCTAATTCTAATCCATCTTGTATTTCTTGGTTAAATATTTTCATTGCGTTTCTCCGTTTTCATATTCATACACCGAAGAATAAAAACAAGATTTGATATGACGATATTCTTCTATTGACAATTCCTTGTTGAGGTCTTCTTGTATTTTTTTTGCGTATAATTCATATTGGTCGCTTAGTGCATTATATGAGCACTTATTTATTTCTGATAATAATGATAGTATTTTTTCGTTTGAAACGATATCAAAGGGAGTTGTTCCAAAAAGAATTTTTGTTTTAATGCTTTCGAGTTCTTTAGTTTCTTCTTTCGATAAACTTCTGAGATTTTTTTTATCGTAAAAATTTAGCAGAATCGGGTTGAGTAATTCGGAAATTTTTTCTTGTGCTTCATCTGCCCAGAGTATTGCGCTAGCAGAAGATCTAGGGATAAATTTTTTAGTTTTGCGTTTTTTAGTATCTTTTGAGGTTTTGGGTCTTCCTTGACCGGGTTGACCAGGCAATGATTCCGAAGAATCATTCGCCTTCTTTGTTTGGCTTAATTGAGTTTGTCTCATTTCCAAAATTGTCTTTTCTCCGTTTTTGCGTTTATCTAAATCTAAACCAACTTGGCTAGGCGTAGCAGAACCAGTTTGTAAAGCTATCTTTTTTAAAGAATTTTCAATCTGGGGATCATGCCAAGGACCGGCTTTTTTTGTCATTCTTTCTGACTTTCTGTCTCTGTATTCTCTGTTAATTCTATTTTTTTCAATATCAGAATTTAAACCAAATTTATGTTGTAATAATTCGTCGCTTATAAGGTTTCTATCTGCTAATTGTATTAATAGTGCTTTTTCTGTATCTTCGTTACTCAAATCCATTCTGTCAAATTCAACACTAGCAGGATAACGAAAGCCCATAGCTTTTTGTACAAGCTCTATTTCTTTTTCCCAAAAATCTAACAAGATATCTCTACCGTACTGTAGTCTTTGAGTTAGTGTTTTTAGTGATATAAAATTATTCGTGGTTCCAGCTGCTCCATAGGTTCCGGTTAGGGTAGGAGGAATACCAAGACCCGCATAAACACTATTCAAATGAGGAGTATATTTTGCTTCTCCTAAAAATTGATGTACGTTAGTTTTGCTTTCTATAAGTTCTATATCTGGTCCCCAAATTAAATCCATTGTTCCCCCACCGACGTTATTCTGTAATATAGAAGCCAATTTAGCTGTTGCTGCTCTTGTTGGAGCTATTTTATGTTCTAAATTACCTAATTTAAAAATTCTTATGTTGCTTATTGCACCATCTAAAGCTGACATATCAGCAAGTTTCAATTTTTCAATAATGTTAATATCGTCCATAATAGCATATATCATGGGATAAGCCCACGGTTGCCAATCATCTTTTTTGTAGTGGTATACTATCGTTTTTGCTGCGTCTAAAGGATAAGGTTTTTTATTTTTTGAAGCTTCTATAATGGCTATGGGTAGCTTGGCTATTATTTGTTTTTCTTGTTCTGTTCTAGGGCTATTTATGGCTTTTCTCAGCTTTGAAGGAATAATTAACTCATACTGTTTATTGTTAACAAATGAGGCCAATGCTCCTGCGCTAACCTCTACGCAAGTTGGATCAATAAAAGTATATTTCCATGGAACCTCTCTTTTTTCTAGCCTAGCATCTTCTATGTCAGCTATTTGAATATCTGCATCTGCAGACGCTTTGTACATTCTATCTACAGCTTTTAAACTTAATTTAGCTGTTTGTTTATGAATGATAACATTTCCTGTTTTATACAAATTATTTAAAAATCTTTCACTACGATCTTTCCCATTGATTTTCTTGAACCATTTTTTGTAAAATCTTTCGATTCTCTTGTTTTTATGACTTAATCTAATGCCGTTTACTGCAAAATCACCCATTAGGTCTATAACATTTTTAACCAAGCCGACCCTGTTGTAAATTTTTTCTGCTTGTCTTATAATTTCTTTGGTCTGTTTAGAAATAGCTTCGTCAGGTCTAAAATAGTCATAATCCTCACGAGTTAATCCTGGTCTACCCGCTATATTAGGAAGAATATCGCTAAAGTCTGACCTAAAACGATTATATCCGACAGATTTTTGAATTACTGTAAATTCATCTAGTGATTGAGAAGAAGTTTTTAAAGCTTCTTGTTTTGAAGATAGGTCGTCGGACCAAGTAACGTAAGCTTCTTCATTAATTAGACTTGCTGTTGGAATATTTGATGACTTTGGTTGTTTTTGGTTCATTTTTTAATTTCATTGCAATAAGAATGTATTACTATTGTTATATATACACAGATTAACGATATATGCCAAGGTAAATATTTTCATTAGAAGCATCACCAACAAACCATTCTGGGCCTTTGTATAATACTCCATTTATTTTTCCAAGATCTATAGAATTTCCTCCAATGATTTCGTATTCTTGAGGTTTTAAGTATTTATTTAATTGTCTTGCTAACATATTTGCAATTAATAAAGCGCTATATCTGTCTTTTCTTAACCTACCTTTTTTACCGCCAAGAAGTTTTACCTCTGGAGTATCCCATCTGTCTCTAGCATTAGGGCCGGTGCTAGTTTGTGTCATGACTATTGTTGTAAGCTCATTTTTTAATTCTTCTATTTCTAAAATACACTCGCTTAAACTATCATAAATAGGATTTAGCTCATACTCTAAAATATCTTTGCCTTCTGAATCTAATGCTAATCCTAACGATAGATTATCAAATCTTGGAAAAAGCAAAACTTTGTCTTCAAAATCTTTTCTCAAGCCATGATTAGCTTGTGCTGTCCAATCTGCCTTAGCAAACTGTATTAAATGTAGTATATGCAAACCTTCCTGAGAATCAGTATCTTTTGGCTTATCATAGTCAATAACGGGCCAAATAAGTATCTCTCCTTCTTCGAGTTTCGATGGGTCATGCAAAGATTCTTCAATAGCTATGCCTCCGCCCTGAGAATCTATTCCTATATATAAACAAGGAAAAATTTTCATAAGATTTCTAATCTTTCGAGCACAAAATCCATAAAAGTCATATTCTTTAACCAAACCAGTTTTTTGTCTTTCTTTAAAGTTTGTTCTATTGGTTGTCCAGGAATAAACTATTCTAGAATGTGTTGGATGTACTTCTAAAATAATAATGCTAAAATTATCGTTTTCACTAGCCGGATCAATACCATATATGTACTGAGCATTAGCATTTCCTTTAATCATAGGATCAAAAATAACTGGTTTATCATTGAATACTATAGGATTACTGTCATTAACAACACAACTTTCAATTAAGCTTCTTCTAAAAAACCCATCACTATCTGCTGTAAAACAAGCAGCATATTCCATATTGTATATGCCAGTATGAATAGTGGCCTTAGCTCTACTTACTTGTTTATCGTCCATAAAACCCTTAGGAATTAACTCATATGGCATTCTTATTATAGAATAATCTTTCCAGTTAAAATTATCTGGTACTTCTCCTTTGAAAATTTCTTCAAGCTTGTTTTTTTCTCCCTTGCTTTCTATAATAACTTTATATCGTCTCCAATATTGAGCAAAGTGTTTAAAAGAATAGTCTGCGGTTCCACTAACAATAGCTTGATTTCCCATTTGAATATTTAATTGTTCTACTTCTTCGTTCCAAATTCCTTCTTTTTTCATTGCTGCTTTTTTAGCTTCTTCTTTGACATTTTGTATAGGATTCGCACTAACGGCAGCGAAACCTGCGACAACTGTCTCATATATATCTGGACTTATGCTAGCAAATTCATCCGCAATAATAATGTGTGCTCTTAATCCTCTAATTTTACTACCATCACCCAT